TTATTTTTCTGCATGAAATTTAGGGTCAATTGTGATTAGAAGTTTCTTAAAAAGCATTATTAAGCGATTTCTGATTGATTTAAGAATCAATGTCATGGCATCAAAATTTTCAACTTCTTTTTTGGTCTTTATGGCAATGATATTGCTAATTATTGAAATTCCGTCACTAACTATCAATAAATCCATCACAACAGTAACAAACCAATTAAAGTTATAATTAAGTCCTTTGCTCATAAGTGCCAAAGCAGTTGGGATTAATAAAACAGCTAATTTAGATACAAATCCAACAGCTAATTTTTTAAAAGTAAAATGATTATTTAAGACAATGGTTTTAGTGACGCCTAAAAAAGTATCCATTATCATTAAATAGAATAAAACTTTGACAATTCCTGTATCCATTTCTAGGTAAATAAAGATTATATACAGTAGTAGTTTTAGTTGGTCTGTATATTCTGAAATTTTTTGCATGAGTATTTTGTTTTTAGAAACTTATTTGGGGTTTAGATAGGAGATCTTTTTGGGGTAAAAACCCCAAAAAGGTCATTGTTAATTGGATATCTTATAGTAAGTTAGTTTTTATTCGTATAGTATTACTTTCGCCTGATATATTTCCTGCAGCATCTTGTGATCTTACGCTAAAATTATAAGATGAACTTCTGGATAGCCCATTAACAGTAAAGAATGGTACGTTATTTATTGTTGCAAATAAATCATTGTCTTTATAAATCAAATAATTAGTAATACCTGCATTAGTGTATGTGGGGATCCATGACAAATCGACAAATGTGGCACCTATTTTTTGGGCTATTAAATTTGGAGGTGTTGTCAATGCGGTCGTAGTAAGGGAACGTCCTGTATATTCTATGAAGTGGACAACTTTGTATGGGTTCATTATAGAAAAAGGTAATCCTTCTCCAGTCGACCCAGAAACTTCAGAAGTGCTATCCCCATAAGGATATTTATCAGCTTTAGTTTGGTATCCTCTGCCCTCAATAGCTTTATCATAAGTATGCGTATGCGGTGGAATTTCACTAATCTCAAGTTTTTTAGTTTTACTACCACCATAATTCTGTAAAGAGTTAAATGAAGAGTCATTTGTATCTAAACCGACAGGCATTCTTCCTCTTAAAGGAACATATTCTTCCCAGCCTTCAGGAAATGGCGCTGGTTTTCCCCAAATGGCTATCATTCCGGCAGGGACTGATGTAGCTAGTCTTTTTTCTAGAGTTTCAATACGGTCAGTTAAGGATGAAAGTAGAGTACTATTTTTAACCACTTGGTTTTGATTGTTTACTGCTAATAAATAATCATTTGAAGTCGCAGCATTTAAAGTGTTTAAATATAAATGATGAGTTCCAAGATTCAGATCTCCCTTCATAGCTTTTGAACCATCTAAAGGGAGATAGGATTCAAGATCATTTTTAATTGTATTAATTCTGGTATCTATTGTAGGTAAAGTCGTTTCAATAGTTTTAACTCTATTATCTATTACTGGAATAGTAGCTTCAATAGTTTTAATTCTGCCATCTATTCCTGCAATTATTTCTTCAATTGCCTGAATACTTTTTACAGTTTTAAAAGTACCTAAATCATGATAGTTTACAGTTTCTGTATCATTTACTATTGGAGTTCCTTTGGTGCTTACATATTCTGCTTGATAATCTGTATAAGCTTTTTGGGAGGTTCCGTCACCATAAATTAGATTTGTGGTTGTTCTGGTTGTTTTTAAATAATTTGTTATGCCACTAGTAATGGGGAAAGTAATAGGGTATAAGATTCCCTCTCCATCTTGATGAATAACAGCCCAACCTTGTTTGCCATTTTGAGCATGGGCTATAAGATAATTTGTTTCTGGTAAAATACTTAAATGACTTTTTATAGCTTCATACAATTCAGATCTGTATGCTGTTTGAAGTCTTTCTAAAGTTTCCTGCTCAAGAGGAAAACCTCCAGGATGACTAAAATTTACTTGTTTCATTTTTTATTATTTATAAGATGTAGATGTATTGTTTTTATTTTTCGAGTTGTTTTTTTACAGAATAACAATAACTTTCATAACTTTTTCCAGCTAGTTTATAGAAGTTAAGAAGATTGTGATATTCTGAAGAAACAATGTTGATTGCTTCTGTTTGGGATGTAAGAGAATCTGATTTTGTTTCGGCAGTTATGGTTCCATTTGCGACTAAAGCTGCTGGTATAAAAACTCTGAAATTAGCATAAGAAATTTTGGTGTAATCTTCCCGATGCGCTAAATAAATAGGTTTGTGGTCTTTGTTATTATACTCGTTATTTCTAAAAATTTCAAGCAATGGGATTCTTATATCTCTAGCTTTCTTTCCATCTGGTAAAATTTTATCTGGATTATAATACTCTTTATGGAGGTACAGATATTGCAAGGAAGGTCTGATAGATTCATCTATATAAATTAATCCTTCTTGTCGTTTTTCTTCGATGCTGAAATTTGGATTGTAATTTTTTGCGATATTAAAAGTTTCATTCAGTACTTTTTCCAAATAAATAACTTGTCCAGTATGCTGCATTTTATAAAGAATATCTTCATATAAGGAATGAAGCGGAGTAAGCAAAACATCAAGCCAATTAACATGTATTTTTTTTCTGAGAATAGGAGGGATCAGCCACAAAAGAAGTTTTTCCCACTTTAAAACGGTGTATTTGTTCATTGTAAAAGTATTAGACTATTGTTTATCTCGGTAAAACGTATAAGGAATGTAGTTCACTTGAACTTGAAGGGCATCCAAATCAAAATATCCAGCTTTTGGGATGAAATATTCGATTGGAGTAACATCAGCTAAATCTGGATTTTCAATGTCATTAGGATTTTTTGCAATCGAAGTCTCAACCTTACTCAAGATCGGGATTTTAATACCTTCAGCTTTTTGGATAGAATCAATTAAGTACGTTTTGACAAATGCACCGTTGAATTCGATATTTTTAAGATGTTCTTTTATAGAATCAATGACAGGAAATATGCCTCTGTCTAAAATTAAAGAACCGTTAGCAGAATCTAATGGACTGCTTTCTAAAATCAATTCATATTCTGCCAATTTAGCAAGTTCTTCTTTAGTTGGTTTTTGTAAACTTTTTAGTTTGTAATATTCTACATCTTTTGGATTAATATAGATACTCAAAGGATCTACATAAACATTTAGATTTAGTTTTAAGATGTCACCATCGTCTGAAGTAATATAGACCTGATTTCCTGCATCCTTAATTTTTGCAATATATTCCTTGAAAGCAAAAAGTTCATTAGGAACATCAATTCTAGAAATAGCATCTCCTTTTTGAGTGGCTACTTTGATAAAGACTACGCCAACTTTATTATGAAAATAGTCGGAAAAGATTTCTTCTACATTATCTTTTTTAGGATTTAGGATTGTCTCAAGATCAACTTCGCTTACAGCACAGTATTTTATAATTTTAGCTTCTTCAATTTTAGCTTCAGAAAGACCTGTAGTATCAAATTGATACGAGCCATCTTTCCAAATCAAAGACATTTCAGTGGAGTTTGGGTCTAATGGAGAACCGTAATGAAAATTTAATGCCTGTTCTCGATACCAATTTAAAGTATGAGGTCTTGATATTAAGGCATTTTTTTCTACTATTTTTTCATGTACCCAAATAGCCGTCGCTACGATATTTGTCCAAAGTCTCCAGATACTTGTTTTTGAGTCGCTATTTAAGCCGTTGAGGGAACTTTGCTTCTTTTTTTCAATCAGAATTTCGTTCTGAATTTCAGCAATTGTACGTGCCATATTTTGTTTTTTAGATATAGTTTAGCCTGTAAGACATGTAAATATGCTTATGGATAATTGTTTGTAATTTTTTGGTTTTCAACTACAGGGTTGTAGTTTTCGTTTTAGAGATTCCTAAAAGAGAGGATTTGAAACAATGTAATTCTAAGAATTAAAGTTTATAGATTTTAGTAAATGATAAAATCATCTTCAATAATCATGTAATCAATTCCTGAGAAGTTATCCAGTAAATATTGTTCTTCGTCTGTAATAGCAGTTGCAGGATTTAGATTTCTTGAATTATAATATTCAACAATGTCTTTTTTAAAAGCATCTCTTCCTGTTTTTAAATCTTTATAAACAGAAAGATCTTCTGTAAGATCAAATTGGTCATTGTCTTCTAAAATGTCAAATACTTTCTCTATGCTTCCATATTCTTGTAGAGAAATGTCAAAAATGTTTTGATTTTCTTGTGGTTTAATAGTTTCCATCGATTCTAATGTTTTGTAAATCGTTGACATCTAATGTTTTTACATGAAATTTGTCATACGATAATTGTTTGTCTATTTCGTTTTCTAGTCGAAGCCTTGAAGTTGCATCAGGGCTGTTGATGTATTTTTTAATTCCTACACCAAGAATTGGAAATTCTTTGTAACTTCCTTTTTGGCTTAGCAGTAAATGTTCTATGTTTTGCTGATCTGAATCTTTAATAGCGAAGTCTCCGCCTTGAATTAGTAGATCTTCATCTATGATAAAATCTTTCATATTTTGTTACTGTTTAAGGGATTGTTTGTTAAAAATGTGTGTGGATTTTCCTTTGAATTTGCGCGCCATCTTCATCGGATTTGATACTGTAAAAATACATCATGCCTCTGTCTTAATCAAGATTTTTGAGCTTCAGATTCTGTAGTTTTAGTAAGATGTTTTTGCTGTATTTCAGTGGTTTAAGAGCGTTTTACAACTAAGCTGATAATAATTTCAAAAATCAATTTTAGAATATTGTTTTTAAAAGCATTTAATTTAATTTTTGATATTCCGGCAGTTTGTAATGCTTGAAGTGAAATTAAATCTACCTGACTTTTTAAGAGCCATTCTAGTTCTTCTTCATTAATTCCTTCATTGGCATAAAGAATAGTCCAGCGTTCGAGTTTTTCGGCAGATGTTTCTAAAAAAGTTTTCAAATCCTTTTCCAGTCCAGGTTTAAAATCTTTATAACTTTCAGCTATAAGAAGCCTTATTTTTTCTTTTATTTCTTGTATTAAATTATTGTTGTTCATTTTCTAAGAATTAAGATTGATTAGTTCTAAAAGCTGTTCTTTTGATTCTTTGTCTTTGTTGATTTCGTACTGAATAAGCAGATCGATAGCACTTAAAATTTGTTTTTTAGATTCATCAATAAAGAGAGGAGATAAAACTTCTTTACTTTCCCAACGTTTAAAGAATCCTGCTAATAGATTTTTTTCCTTATTACTAAGAACTTGCCACATCGCAAAAGTAATTTCGTTATTCGGTTTGTTTTTTTCGTATTCTTGCAGCTTTTCAATTTCTAGAAAAAGGGCTTCAATTTCTTGTTTGTGATTTTGATAAGGTGTAATAGCTTTATCCATAATTTTAATGGCTTCCACTTTAATTTCTGTTGTTTTTTGATACGAATAAGGATCGAATAAAGCAGTTCTGGTTGAATCACAAGAAGTTGTAATAAAAGAGAGAGCAATTAAAAAAGCAAGTTGTTTAAAATGTTTCATATGATTATTTGTATAGAATTACATAATTTTTTCTGTCACGTTTCAGTCTGCTGAGCAATTTCCAATCGTCATATCCTTTTTTGTCAAAGTGCGGAAGATCTTTAAAAGTTTTCCAATCTCCGCCCCAGTTCCATCCATGTTTTTTGAAGATATCAACGCATTCCTGCCAGTCTGAAACTTGGTCATCATCCCAATCTTTTGCTGTGTCCCAAGAAGCAGTTTTGCCATCTATGATTAAACAGATATCTACTGCAAATCCGTAATTGTGAATCGATTGTCCGCCTTTTGCATTGGTTACTTTTTTTCCTGGTTTGGTTCTGCCAAAAGCATAGAGATCTTCCTGTTCCTGAAAAGTTCTAAGTCCTTGAGTAATGCGTACTTTAGCTCTTCCAGTAAGTGCCAAATCACATTCTTCGATAATTTTGGTAACCTCTTCTCTTACTGAAGGATGAAGCAAATCAATGTGTTTTTTTGTTGTTTGATCCATGTTTATGTTTGTTAATGATTTAAGAATAAAAGCCTTTCCCAATTGTCTGAAAAACAATCACGGTATTAAATTGGCGGTAAGATTTTTTGTGTTTTTGAGTTTTTTAGAATTGAAAAAATTCTTTTTATAACCTCATTTTGAGATTAAAATGCGGTTTTGTTTAGACTGTAAAAATACGCCTAAATAAAGCGTTTTGAAAATATTATAGCTCTGTAAAACTGTAGTTTCAGTAGATGAAAGAATGTTTTTTGGAAGGTGTTTTATGGAGTGAAATTATAAAAAAATAACCCGTATTTCTAAAACTGAAAAACGGGTTTATGATTTATGATTAAGAGGTGCGATAATGTTTGGTTAATAAGAACCATCAACTTCAATATAACCAGCTTTTTTATGTATGTAAAGTAATTCTAATGTTTCTGCATCGAAATAAGCAAAACAATACATTCCTTCAAATAAGGAAATAATCTCATCGTTTTTATTCCGTTCGATTTTGTCTTCTGTTTTGAATGAGATAACGTACACTTCTTTTTTTATTTCTCCTCTTAATTCTCTCAGTTCTTTATCCCAAAATTGCAAGCCAATATCCTTGTCATAAGATATAATGTTTGTTTTTTTGATCCAGATTTTTAAATTTTCAATTACTAGCTCTTTTGGATTCATAATAAAAACTATATCAGTCAATACTCAAATACATTGGTTTGTTCTCATCTAGGCATTCTTTAGCTATCAAATAAATATCATTAAAAGCCGTCAAGCGACCATCGGTCACAGCTTGGTTCTTTGTGTCAACTTTGATTTCTTTATCAAAGACAATTATAGTATAACCGTCTTTAGCAGGTTTTCTAATAAATAGAATGTGATTTATTTCACGTTCAAAAATGTTTTTTAATTAAAGTTTCTTCAGTTGATAATTCAATATCTATTATGTTATTTTTATTTGCTTTTTCTGGAATAATTTCTTTTAATAAATCTAAAATAAAAGGATATTTTAAATCTAGATTTTTATTACTTCCCCAGAATTTATCTATAAGATCGACAGAATGTAACTCTTGGAATGATTTGTCTTTAGTAGTTATACTACTTAAAAAAATCCATTCTCCATTTCTATATATATGATTTCCCATTTCTTTTCTTTTAAAAATTTAATAAGAACCATCAACTTCTATATAACCTGCTTTTTTATGTATGTAAAGTAATTCTAATGTTTCTGCATCGAAATAAGCAAAACAGAGCATTCCATCAACAAAAAAATTTATTTCTCCGTTTTCATCATATCCTATTTTGCTCCTTGTACTAAAAGATACGACATAAATTTGCTTTTTCGTTCCATCTCGTAATTCTTTCAATTCTTTGTCCCAACAATCTAAGCCAATACGCTCATCGTAGGAAATTATATTTGTTTGTGTAATCCATTTTTTCAATGTTTCGATTATTTGTTCTTTTGGATTCATATAATAATGTTTTTTTTTAATTTAATATGAACCATCAACTTCTATATAACCAGCTTTTTTGTGTATGTAAAGTAATTCTAATGTTTCTGCATCGAAATAGGCAAAACAGTACATTCCTTCAAAAAAAGAAACTACTTCTCCTTTTTCATTATATTCTATATTAGTACTTTTTGTTTTAAAAGATACCACATAAACTTCCTTTGTTGTCCTATCTCTCAATTCTGTTAATTCCTTGTCTCCACAATCCAAGCCAATACGATCATCATAAGAAATTATATTTGTTTGTGTAATCCATTTTTTCAATGTTTCAATTATTTGTTCTTTCGGATTCATATTTTTTTATTTAATATCATTAATGTCAATATTTAACCTTTCACATTTTATTATTACTCTCTTCATATAATCTTGAGCATCTTTTATTTGTTCATCGTTAAATTTACTTTTGTGTTTCATAATTTCATTAAATACATATTTTTCTCTTTTATAAGTTCGAATAGCATCCAATACATCATTTTGAGTAATATCACTAGCACCTTTAAGATACTCATCTTTCCCAATTTTTCTAAATTCTTCAAAATGCTTAAACTCGTGAAACACTTCATATTCTGTTGCTCCTTTTTCAACATATAATGTACCAGAAAACGGATGAAAGCCTGCTTTATTGCCTTGTAAAATTTCATGTCCTTTTGGAACTACTACTAATTTTGATTTTCCATTTGACATTTCATTTATTTTTCTAATATAGGTATTTAATTCTTTTTTTGATAATTTTTTAGCACCTAAATAGCCTACTCGACTTACTGTTTTATTTTCCCATTTTGATAAATAATCTAAAAAGTCATCAAATTCTTGTTTAGTCATTTTAGAAACATCTTTCCCTGTTTCTGCTTTTACAAGTTTATTGGCTTCATCAGCAACTCTTTTTATTTGTTTTGCGTCTTCTGCAGTTTCTGCAAGTTCGGCGGCAATTTTTCCTTCTTTAGCGATTTTAGATAAGTTGGGCAGTCCAAAAGAAGCGAGGTCTGTAGTTACGCTAAAGGCAATCCAAAGATTGGCCAGCCAGCCATATCCGTTTTCATGCCATTTTTCTAAAGTTTCGTTACTCAGCATTGCATAATGAGCTGTATCTTTTGCTAATACAAGACCAGCGATTGCTCTTGCGGCAAGGGGCGCTCCTTTTGCTAACACAACACGTAGGGCACCATAAGCAGATAGTAAGCTCAATAAATCTGTTGCGATATTAAACAAATCCCAGTTGGATTGTTTGGTTGACATATCGTGTATTTTAAGAGCAATAACAAAGGTGTTGTCATCGCCTATTTGCTCACCTAATTCACCTAATTTGGTTCCGAAGTTTAACTTTTCTAAAGGATTAAATCGTTTATTTTTAATGTAATATTCGATATTAGGAACTTTTTGGCTTGGTGTAGAATAAACACTGCTATCAATTCCCATTGGAACATACACATGATTTGATTCTGTAGTTACATTTGTTTCTTTTTTATAATTATTTAATAAAAGTGTAGATCCAGACCATTCTGTTTTTATATGAGTATCTCTAAACAAATAATAGCTATTGTCAAAATAGACCGTTTCTGTTGGTTTTGTGTTGTCAAACTCAGAGACTAATCGAGTTAAAAAACGAAGTAAATCCTGAATTTCTTCACCATGAAGTTTAGAATAGATTGTATACAATAAATCAGTGTCTCGAAGATTTACATATAATTGTTGTCTGTCTTTTATTGCATACAGAATTTGTAAAATAGCTTTGTCTTCATTTGTGTCAAGGTTTGTTGGAGCTATAATCCCTTCAAATAGAGAATTGTCTTTTAAAATAAGATTAAGATGCGCATATAGTTCATCATCATCCATTTTGCCAAATAGAGTTTTTGGCAACGATTCGTAAATTACATCTAATTTATTTGGGTTGCCATTGGCTTCTTTTATCTTTTTATGATATAAATCAATAATTATTTGTTCGTCACTAGTAATTACAACTCCTAATGAGTCGAGTAATGCAAGAAAGTGATCAAAATCGTAAACGATAAATTTGAACGCAATTTTTTCTAGATTATGATCAAAAATAGCTAAAGTAAATTCAGTATGATATTTGCCAATTTTTATATTAAGTTTAAAAGTTTTTGGAATTAAATTTAGCCCTAAAAAATAGTTCCATTCTAAATGTATGGCTCCTGTTTTTTGGGTTCCTTGACTATCGTTGTAAAACATAATTCCAGTTTTTTCTGGCGTACTGTTTGGAAGTCCTATAAAATCACTAAAAAGCATTTTTGGATATAATTGTCCAATATTTCTTTTAATACAATCTATAACTTCTACGATAGAAATAAAATAAGCAGTATTACTGATTTGTGAATTTTTAAAAGAATCAACCATTATTTTTGCATTCTTATCATCCTCAATCTGCTGTCGCCAAATGTTGAGCATAATTTGTCTAAACCTAGCCATTTCTGAAGCGCTGGTGTCATTTAGTTCTATGTTATGGGTTTTAATCATGATTTTGGTTTTTACAGAAGAGGGAAATAATGATGCTTTTTTAAAGGATTTCTATTTTTACAGGTTTTGGTTGGATATGATCTGAAAATGCTGTGGTGATATTAAGACGCAAATCATCTTCTTGTTCGATTTTACCGTCTCCGCCTAGATAGCAATTTTTGAATAAGACTTCAAGGGCTTTAAATTCATCCATTTTAGAAGCTTGTAATACAGCCGAACGAATACTGATATCTGGTTTTTTGAAGTAAGCAAAAAGGGTAGTGTCGTCATCATCTTTAATAGTGAGTTTGACTACTTTATTATGTTTGAATTTCCATTGGTTTAATTGTGCTTGAGTAATATTTCCGTCAAGAACTTCGGTTTTTTCTGGAGCTGTTTTTTTCATGCTGAAATGTTTTTTTATTAAAAAAAGAGACTGCCTGAGCTGTATTTCAGGACGAAATGCTCAAGGCAGTCTTCTGAAGTAATTAGACTGTTTAAAACGGACTGCTAAAAGAGCTGATAAAATAATTTGCTACAAAAATCATGTTGCTTAGAACTTCTTTTTTGCGTAACGCAATGAGTTTGGTTTTCTCTTTTGAGTCGGTTTTTAAACAGCTTTATGGTTTAGAAAAGTATTTCTAACAGATTAATTCCACTCAATATGAGAACAGATCAAATCGAAAGAAACGGCAATTTTAGTATCTCCTTGGCTAATTCCTCTGCTGTTTGAGTTGAATTCGCAGTTTCTTACAGTATGTGTGATAACTTCGTTACTATCGTCTAAGTAACTTACAATGATGCTGAATGGGTTAATGTCCTGTAATCTTTGTCCTTTTGGCAAAGCTGCTAAAATGGCTTCTACTTCGTAATTGTATAAAGTGATAGAAGCTTTTGCTTCGTATTTTCCTCTTCCTCTGTGTACAGGCATATCACCAGCTCCGTAATGATTTTCTTTAGAAACCGAATCGCTGTAATTTACTGCTGTAATTCCAGTAACAATGTTACCTGCAATGCTTACTTCAATTGATGACCAGCTGTGTTGTTGTCCGTTAATTAATGGCAATTTATTCATAGTGTAGCTTTTGTTTGTTTTTGATATTTTAGACAACGTTTAGTGACTATCACATTTAGCTGTCTTTATTGTTTTAATTTTTAGGAATTGTATTTTGTAAAAATTATGCCTTATCGATTCCGAAAGGATTTTTGAATCCTAAATCGACCATAATTTTGCGGGCAGTTCCAATTGGAGTGATTTCAGCTTTTACTTTTAATTCAGAAGTTGCTAAAATGTTTTGTTTTGGATCTACATAAACATCAAAAGCAGATACTTCCTGATTAGCCACCATTCCTTCTAAAGCATTTCTGCATAAATCTTCGAAACTTTTAGAAACAGATTGAGGCAATTTGCCATCAATATCAACTAAAACTGGAGAAGCCAATTTTGGCAATAAAGCAGTACGCAATAAACGAGTTGCTTTGTTTACAGTACGGTTGTTTTCGATATAAGCAAAATCTGAAGTTCCAGTTGTACAAGTGTGGCTGTCGTTAAAGTATACTCCGGCTAAACCTGTGTGAGTCTGCGTAAAAATGTATCTTTTTTCGTTTAGAGTTCTCAAATCTCCAAGTGATTTGATTTCTTTTCCGCCCACAAAACCTGGTTTTGCGAATCCGTTGCCCGTTAGATTGAATTTTTCGATCCAAGCGATGTTTTCAGATACTTTTGCTTTAGATAAAGCTCCTAAAGCTAATCCTACAGCAGCAGTATTTTTGTATGACTCTTGGAATGCAAATTCAAGAACAACAGAACCATCTTTCTTCAAGCCATCAGCATCTCTTACGTTGTAAATGTCTGAAGAGCTTTGAGAAGGAACTAATTCTTCACCTGATTTCAAAATGTAAGCTTTGTTGGTGTCTTGTTGAATTAATTTTTGTTCAAAAGCTTTTTCAACATCCATTGCAATCACGACAGAAACATTTTCTGAGTTTAGTAAAGCTAAAGAAGGTGAATCTGTTTCTACAGCAGCATTAAAACCTTTTCCTTCTAAAATGATTTCAAATGGCATATAATCGGTATAAGCAAGATCTGCTTGTTCTTGTGCAATCGCTAATGCAGCTTTTGTTTGAGCAAATGTGGTATCGCCAGAAAAGATAATTGCCATTTGACGAATGTTTCCATTTGCTTTTTCTTGCATGCTCATTGCTTTTTTGACAGTATCGCCATACACTTCTGTGCCTACAAGCATAACATATAAATCGCCAGAAGGATTCATTCTGAAAAACTGTTGAATTTGATAATAAGCAGATTGTCCGTTGATGTCGTAGCTTTCATCGATACCTAGAGCTTCTGCATCTTCTAGGGAAGCAATGCGTTTGATTGTATCAAATTTTAAACTAGAAGTTTCTAGACCGCTAAAAAGCAATCCTGAAACCATATCCTGCTCAGGATTTCTTCTTCCTAATCCGCCTGATAATTTGGTAATTACTACATCGTTTAATGTACTCATAATATAAATTGTTTTAAATGTTTAAAAATGTGTCTTTGGGTTTTGCTCAGAAAATGCAAAAGAAGGGCTGTAACAAATAGTTAAATTTGTTAATATGAATGTTATGATTTGAAAATGTGATTGTATTTTCTAATCCAAAATTTCTGGATTCTAAATTTGAACCTTCTTAATATTTTGGTTCTTTAGGTTCAATTTTACCTTAGGCCTAGTGGTAAAATTATCTTTTGTTTGTGAGAACAAATTTAAGGCTCAATGTTTGGTTTTCCAATTTTTTGAAGTGCCAATGCCAGTAGTTTCAGTGCTTTATGCTTTTGCTTCTGTAGCAAGACCTTCGTTTATAATCGTATAAATAGTGCGTTCTGTAAGGAACAAAGTGTCTGAAAGTTCTGCAACTACAACTTTCATTTGTTTGGCTTGATTAGAGTTAATATAGTTCATAACATAATCTCTCCTTTTGTCTAATAATGTTCTGCTTCTTTTCATGATTTTTCGGTTTAGAATATATGTTTATTTTTTTGTTTCAAATGGCTTTGTATAGTTGTGCTGCAGTTCTTTCAGACTAAATATTGGTGCTTAAATCGACATTTCCTTCAACTTGATTTGGATTTATTTCGATTATATCTGAAGTTATATTGTATCCTAGTTCTTCCAATTCTTCATTACTCAATCCGTTATTGAAAAGGATGTATTTCTTTTTTAAAGTGTTTTCGATTAAAGTCGTTTTATAAGCAATCTCCCAAATGAAATAATCATTTTTATTCCAATAGTCATACTCATTGGTGCATTGTTTCTCTTTTACTTTAAAAGTCGAATTAGTATCAATAAGTGAATTATTGTTATTTACTGATAATATAGATTTATCAATGCGTTGCGCAATTTCAAAAACGGCTTCATAATTTGGAGAAAGAGCACTTCCGATTGGCATTACAACATAAAGGCAAAAAGAAACATCGGCTTTATAGTTTTTTTCAGAAGATGTTTCCCAAGATATATTGTCATACTTAAACATTACTATAGGTTTTTCTATAGATGTTTTAAAAACAGTATCACTATATAAGTGAACTGTTAACGCATCAGAATTAAATTCTGTCTCAATGGCGTTTTTCTTTTCGTTATAAAATTCTTTTAAAATCATATGTTGGATTATTTTTAAGCAAATATAAAACATATGTTTTATTTTTACAAACATATTACACATAAATATGCAGTAATTTCAGTAATATGATTTAACTGTTTGACTATGAATATGTATGATAGTTCCTATTTTTGTTAAAATTTACGTACTGATAATCAGTATTTTATAAAATTTTTATTTAAAATTATGATTATTAGCCATATATTGTGTAGTTTTGCAACATATACTTGAAGTTTTGCTTTAAGTAAAACATATTACATAATATAATAAACGAGTTGCAACATGGAAATACATGATAAAATAAAACGTATTATAGACGAAATGAAGTTGAATAACAACTCATTTGCAAAGTTAATTGGAGTTACAAGCACAACTATAGACAGTATCACAATTGGAAGATTACAAGCCGATGGAGAAAGAAAAAGAACAAAACCAGGTTTTGATCTTCTCCAAAGTATTATTACACATTGTCATGTAAACCCGGATTATTTTTTTGGAGACAGTGAAGATATTTTTGCGAACAAATCTAGTAGTAATGCTGTTAGTTTGCATGTACCCAAAATTATAACAGTAAATGAAGAAGGCGATGAAAACATCAACTTTGTTGGAGTAAAAGCCCGAGCAGGTTATCTAGACGGATATGCCGATCCTGAATATATGGAAAGCCTTCCTTCTTTTAGTATGCCGATGCTTAAAAACGGAACGTACAGGTGTTTTGAGATTAAAGGAAATTCGATGTCAACTACAATACACGATGGTGATTACCTTTTCGGAAAATATGTAGATAATTTTGATGATATTCTTGACGGAAGAATTTATGTAATTGTCAGCAAGAATGATGGAGTAGTGGTAAAAAGGGTTTTAAACAGAATTAGAGAAAGCGGAAAATTGATCTTAAAATCTGATAACCGAGACGGAAATTATCCGATGTATTCTATTTATGCCGAAGATATTCTAGAAGTTTGGTATGCAAGTATGTATGCATCCAGACAAATGCCCGATCCAATCAATATTTATGAAAAGCTTCATGCACTCGAAAGTAAATATTTTGAATTGGAAGAAGCTTTGAAAAAGAAGTTGAATTAATAACTATCATTTCAAGAAAATTCAAAAAAACACCTCTTGCCGTTAATGACAAGAGGTGTTTTTTTATGATTGATTGTAATGAACTATGAAATATTCCCTGTTCCTGTTCCGCTTTGTGCCGACGCACTCCCAGTTGTTGTTACTGTAGTGGTTACAGTACCAGATTTTACAAATGCTTCAATAGCTTTTGCTAACGCTTCAGCTGTATCTTTTCGTGCTTTATCAGATTGGTTTGAATTGTCAGAACTACTATCGGTATCAACGCTTATTTTTGAACTTGCTTCTAATGCTTCTAATATTTTTTGTTGTAGTATAGGTGTTGCTAATGCCATTTTCTTAAGTTTTTAATAAATTTTTTAAATTGGATTTGATTGTAATTAAGTTTCCTACATTGGGACCAACTCCCTGAACAACTACAATGTTTGAAATTTCGGTTATAATATTTTCTAATTCAGTGAGAAGGTTTTTTTTTCCAGCATTAATTTTAAATTTATCATCCATTTCAAAATTTAAATCGCCTTTTTTAAAAGAAGTTTTGGTATCAGAAATAAGGGCTTCAAAACCATCTTTTATAGTTATTTTTGCTTCTTTATCTTGCAAATTAAAAATAGTAGCGCCTTCATTAATACTGATATATTGGCCATTGATGCTGAAACTGTTTTTAGAAATTTCTTTCCCATTTTCATCATAAAAAGAAGCGCTGATATGTGGATTTCTTCCGAAGAATTCTATTTGTGCAATACTTTTATAAGAAGGTTTTGCTGTTGAGGTTTTGTCGTTTTGTCCTGCTTCTTTTTCTTTAAACAGCATTTGGAATTTATCAGCATCAATATCGATTTCTAAGTACTGATTGTTATCATTTTTGAGACGGATGAAACTACGTTCGATTTCAGAAAATTGCGAAATAAATGCTCTAGTTTCAACACCATCAATAATAGAAGCCAAAACCCAGCTGTCTTTTTTAGGAATCGTAATAATTCCTTGTTCCAGATCCTGAATAGATGCTTTTAGGCGCACATTTTTAATGATGGCACCATCAGCTCGCATAATATTTACAGTATAAGCATCTTCTGGGTTATGGAGAGACTCTTCTTCCTTGTTTATTTCGATTACTTTGGCCGCAAAAGTTTCAATATTCTGATTACTGCTGGCAACATTTTTTATTAAATCTTTTATATTTCCCATTTTCAATTTTTATACAGATTCGACTCTTCTTCCTAAATAAATTTTTTGTCTATAGCCGTTTTCGCCATAACTGCGTTCTACTTTTTCAACCTGAAAGGTTCCGTTTTTCTCTTTGTCTTTTGCATTTTCAAGAATCACTTTATCAGTCGGACGCACAAATGGTTCTCCAAAAGTCAGGATGTAACCTTCAAAACCGTTTGGTTTAGACTGCATTGCTCGCAAAGCGCCGTATTGATATAATTCTGAAGCGATTTCTGTTGTTGTTTTTTCAAATAATGCTGGATCATTAGGCAGATTTTCATTATCACTATGTAAAACATGTGTTTTTAAAAGCTGACCGTTAGGATCTCCTAATTCTACATAAATCGGACTGTTTGAATTCTTAAAATATTTTTCAACTCTAGTTCGTGTATTTTTGCTTGATTCGTTGACAACAACCAATTTATCTTCGATAATATTATGACGAAATTTGAAATTTACTCTCCCAGAAAAACCACCAGAAACCGCTTGAATGGCTTTGTTTAATTGTGAAGCAAGAAGATTTAAGCCTTCATTAATCAGTTTTTTTACAAGAGCACCGGCCAATGGGCTTTTGATAAAATTACGATCAATAAAACCTGATAATTCATTGGCTGTGTGTTGCTGCGGATTATTGGTAATCGTAAGAACAGGACCAGTTATTTCGGTTTTAAAATAGGTGTAAATTCCTTTGTCTTTCAGCATTTCAAAAACCTGAGCCAAACTATGATTTCTATTAACGATAATATTCCCAATATTTTCATCTAAAGCGTTGACTTTAAAAGGCAATTTCAGTTCCTTTATCCTTTTTTCGAAAAATGTTTTAGGATTAAAACTGTCAACATTTGTGGCTGGATTTATGGCAACAAAATTAAGAGTGTCCTTTTTATCTTGAACATCATTGTCTTTTACTGCTTTTACTTTTTTAAAAGCATACATTGCATCTTCGCAAGTTATTACAGCATTAGTGTCTGATTGAACTCCTGTGATGTAACCCCTAAAAGCAGGTTTGTAATCGCCATCGTATCCTAAAAATATTTCGATATAACTTTCAAGTTTAAAAAAATCATGAATTGTTTTTTCTTCTCCGCTGGCATTTGTAAACAGACTTTGATCAAATCCTTTTGTGTCTGTATATACTTTCTGAGGCATTACAATAGTTGCCGTATCGGTAAGTGATTTGTACGAACTGTTTATGTTTACGTTTTTGACATAATTGAATTCATAAAATTTAGTCGTGGGAATAAGGCGTACAGTTTCGTAAACTTTAATTTTGGCATTGAGTTTAAGCATTGTCTCTGATTATTAGTTCGACAGTTTCATCTGATGTGGCGCTGGCCGTAAATTTTTGGATATTTTTTGTTCCCGAAATAGAAGGAATCGAATAAGAATCTATAACTAATTCATAGATTCCAAATCGGTTTAAAATGGCGTGCGTTACTCTTAACGAATATGGAGCATTAAGAAATTGTTTCAATAAGAACAGTTTTTCTTTCGGATATTCGTCTCCAGTTTCATTAGCAATTAAACCTTCAATAGAAATACTAAAATCGCCATTTGTAATATGTTCCTTAATGGTTGAATCTCTTCCTTCAACGCCTTCTTTTTTAATAATTTTAGAACGACTTAGATTTACAGTAACAGCATCGACTCTTAAACTTGGCAGGTTGAGGTCGTTTTTTACTAGAGGTTCAAAAACCAAAGGAGCGAAAACACGAAGATTAAATTCACCGCCAGTTTTGTCAATAATAAAATCCTTAGATTCAGATTCGTTGTAATTAATACCGCTGTATTCGATGTCTTTGGTTTCTAAAATTTCGTTTACATTAAAATTGAATTTCATAATGATTTTGTTTTTTATTTTTAGTTTGAAAATGTTTTGGCAAAAGCTGCCATCATAGTGTTTTCCATTCTGTTGTCAATGTGTTTTTGCAGCCAGAGTGCTTCCTCAAGAAGTTTATAAAACTCATCCATAGGAAATTTGTATGGATCGACCTGAAAAGCATATCGAATAAGCGCCGCAGATTTTTTAAATTCATCTTTTTGTGGAGTCGCATTAATTGTAAACTCGCTATCTTTTTTGATCATTTCGATGATTGAGTTTCCTGAAGCAAGCATGAACTCGTCATTATAATTTTCTTTCTCAAGTAGGCATTCTTTAAATAAAAATAGAATCGCTTCATGTGGATTATCTTTGTATAAGTTTTGATATTTCAGATAGATTTCGAAAGTTGGTTTTTTGCAATAAGCTGTAATTGATTGATCATCAGAAGTAAGTTTTAATATCTGACCGTGTTTTTCTTTAAGGTTTTGAATAAATATTTCGTCTGTCATTATTTTGTTTTTTAATAGATTAAATACAGCTGTCTTTGCTTTCTTTTTTTATGATTTCAGCTAAACTTTCACTTTTTTCAGTTGAAACTGAAGGAGTAATATTGAAGTTTTCAATAAAAATGCTTCCTGAAGATTGTGACTCCAAAGGATTTTTAAAGTTGCTCATGTCGGGTATTTTAGGCATTTCTCCTAAATCTTTTGGTACGTAATCCATGATTGATAAATATTTAAAAGTTGATATAATTATTTGAATGATTAATGCAATTGAAGTGCTGACTTTTAGGAAAATATCTTAAAAGTAAATCGTGTAATCGTGTGTGTTTTGGGAATTCTAATAGATGAATTAGAGTATGTAAAAGTAGGATATATGAAGCCGAAAAAAGAAAAATTAGTGCTTGGTTTTCAGTAGTTTCAGTAGAAAATAAAGTGCTGCATTTTTATAAAAAAAACACCCAGAATCAATAGGGAATTTATATTCTTCTAATGATCCTGGGATATTTTTATTGGAGTAGAATAATTCTATGGTTCTACAATCTTTTTTACATTTCTTCTTTAGAAAACAATGGAATAATACTAGATAATGTAGCCGATAAAAATAAACCTACCAATTTAATTCTATTGATTGTGATCAATGATAATCCTGCATCTTGCAAAAGATCGAATTTGGTGTCAATTAATCCTGTCAAAACAATTAAAAGACTAATAGCTACTGTAATTTTTGCTTTGTTCATATAAGTTAATTTGAGATTAATATTGCTAATAGATCTACTGTAAAAGATTGAGAGTTTTGAAAGTTTTTTATTGTTTAATTTGTCAGTTCATTATTTTTCAATCCATGCAGACCAAGCTCCTGCGGTTAATGTTCTTATAAAAAAGCGACCAGCTGAAGCTGTAGATGTAAATGTAATTCTCTGCATTCCGTAATCGGAAGCATTATATCTGAATGTTTCTAAAAAATAGTCCCCCGTGGCTCCTGCTATTTGAATGCTATTTCCAGTTATTGTTTTTTGAGAACCAACAGGGGTATTGGCAAATATTGTATCTGAGGATTCGGTATTTGCAATTCCAATTTTGATTCCATTGCTAGAAATAGTTCCGTTAACTTCTAGTTTGTTTTCATTGCTAACTGAATCCCCAATTTTCACATTGCTGTAAAACTCTCCTGAATAAGAAACTATTGATCTGCCTATAAAGTTTTTAGCTGTAAGATCTCCGTTTTTATCAAGAATAATATTGGTTTCTGGTGGGCGAGGAAATGTATCTAGATCAGTTATTTCAATGCTTCCAGTTATGCCAAGATATTCTGACACGGTAAGATTTCCTATTATATTAAGATCACCCTCTTTAGATTCATTTCCAGTTTTGTGCAATGCGTTATTGTCGTTAGTAGAAATATCCCCTTCACCAATAATTGATTTTCCATTGATGGTTTTAAAGTCGGATGTGGTTGCTAATGTTCCTGTTTTGTCAGGAAATTGAAAAGTTCTTACAGCTGTTAAATTATTTGTTCTTAGACAAGCTGAAAATCCTGTAGATATATGAACCCCTAATCGATTGAGAATTAAAGCTGCTCGTGTTTCTCCTGAATCAGACCCCTCTGTTGATATAAATTTAATTCCTTGTCCGTCACGTTGATCCAAATTTAAGGTATGATATGCTGGATTGGCTTCAGAAACACTTCTGCTCATAAAGCTATACATGTCCCAGAGCTTTTCGAATTTACTAACTAATGTCCCATCACTATTATTTAGTGAGTGTTTGAAACAATTGTCTGATATTTGGACTTCGCACATATGACCACTCATGGTGTAAGGGTTAGTATATGTATTTCCGGATTTTAATACTTCTTGTAATGTAGGAATGGCTGGAGTTGATAAATTATCTATTAAACTTTTTAAAGTTTTGCCCATTTCTGCACTTAACGCTTTAGTTGCGCCTCCTGTGGTTAAATCATTTACTAAAATAGTGTTTAAAGAAGCCTGAATGGTTTCTATTGCATCAACAATTTCTTGAACACTATCAAGATTAATATTATCTGAAGATAAAACAGCATTGATGCCGTCAATTTTTTCTTTTAAAATTTTTCCTTGTTCGGCAGTTAATAATGAATCTGTTCCACCAGTAATGAGGTCATTTACAATATTGAGATAAGTATTTGAAATTTTAGTAAAGCTATCCAAAGGAGCATAACCATTTGCAACACCTCGTTGTGATTTATTTTCTTTGTTTTCATTTAAAATTTTCCCCATTTCAGCTGTCAACGCCTTCATAGTTCCGCCTGTAGTAAGATCGTTTACTAGAAAAGTACTCAAAGAAGTTTGAATTGATTCGATCGCATCAACAACTTCCTGAAAAGTACTTAGATTAAGATTGTCTGAAGCCAAAATGGCATTTATGTTGTTAATTTGATTTTGTAAAAGTACTCCTTGCTCAGCGCTTAAAAGCGAAGATGAACCTCCAGAAACCAAATCATTTACAATGTCTAAATATTGACTTGCTAATTTTGTAAAATTGTTTAAAGGTGCATACCCGTGAGCTATACCTTTTTGTGATTTGTCTTCCTTTGGTTCAAACAAAGAAGCGTGTGCATTTATATCGGCAATATGATCATTTAAAGCAATTTTGTCTGCTTTTGTATTCAACAATTCATCGATTCCTTCAATTTCTTCTACAGGAACTTTATCAAATTTATGTCTAAACGAATCCCAAGTATCCCAGAATTGTTGTTGAGAAGGTTTTAAGGTGGTTTTAAACCAGCTTTTTATGGTATTTAATGTTTGTATAGCCATGATAATAATGTCTAATTAAGTTGTTGTTTTTGGATTTTTTAGGGGGATGATTTCAGATTTAGATAGGTTTTTAAATAAATTTTGTCTGGAATTTTAGGTATTTTTCTAATACCTTTTGATAATACATAACTCATAGTGGTATTTGTTATAATTGAATTAATAATATGTTCTTTTGGAAAATGCTTTGGAAATAACAGGAGTAGATTTCTTTATGTAAAAGCAATGCTGTTATTTAATTTTGAGGGTGTAAAAGTAGGTGAGAAGAACACTAAAAAACGAAAAAAAAGACCTCTGTATTCTGTAGTTTCAGTAGAATAGAAAACCGTTAACAATTAAGGGATTTTGTCTCTCATTGTTAACGGTTTTTATTTAAAGAAAAAATATAAGGGTTCTTAAATAATTGAATTGATGCAATGTCCGCCTTTTTTCCAATACTGATAATCTACAGCCCAAAGAAAATAGACAAGGATCCAGCCTGCACTGGATAATGTTTTATCTTTCTGATTTTTGCCAAGTGCGCTTGAAATTGTTTCACCTTTCATACCAAATTGATAACCAGTTTTCTTTCGCAGAAATGTATTCCAGAGAGTCCGAAATTCATAATTTGCGAAAATATCCAAACCAATGGCGCCAGTAAAAAAGTATCGATTTAAGGTTCTAAAAAAACCTTTGGTTCTTGCGTTCTTCAAAATGACAACAATTATATTAATAATCGTTAATGGTAAAAAAAGTAATACAGCTATGAGATATAAAATAATCCCCATAAACTAAAAATTAAAACGACCATCATTGTCTTGTTCAATAATGTAATTTCTAAGAATATCGCTTAATTTGGCGGGAGTATTTAACATGATATTAGAAACATAGTCGAAAGCTGGTTCGGTCAAAAACTTTTCAGTATCATTTAAAATATTTCCTTCCTGATCTTTTTGTTCCTTATATTCCGGATTCGGAATTGGATTAAAGTTTTCATCTCGAACCAAAATTCTCTGATTATTATCAATATGCCATTCTGGGACTTGTTGAGAAAACATTTGACTTAAATCTGTACTATTTTTGAAATAGTTAATTCGATAATATATGTCAAGGAGTTGAGCGTCAAAGTTTAATGCAATTCCTGCAATTTGGATTGTTCTTTCTACTTCTTTAAATTGAGTGTTGTTTGAAATTTTTTGTTGTAACATGATTTATTTTTTATCTGATTGTTTCTAAATAAAGAGCATAATTATTTACTCTTATTGTTCTTTCCGTATTCAATTTTTCTTCATTTGTAGCATCTGCAAAAACTACTGTATTTACAAAAACAAAACTAAAAGAAGCTTCATTTGCTCCAAAAGTTCGGGTATTGTCTGCATCACGTAAATAGTATGTGGCATCAGCATTGGTTGTAGTGCCATTATTTATTGTTTGAACAACTAGTTGAATAGTTGACCATTGAGCAATTAGTGGATCCTGGTTTTGGATGTTGGTCACTATCGGATTTTGATAGTTTTTAAATCCATTATTATTTAATCCCGAAAACTCCATGATTTTTACTTGATTAACAGGATCGCTTCCTTTATAATATGAAGCAAATAATCCATTATTTATTTTTAAGAAAACTTCGGTTTTGGCTATCATTGGAGGGACTGTTCCTTTATTTTCAGATGGGTAATAAATTTCATTTAAAGCATTTAATCTTAAAAATGAATTATTTCCAATTTTTCCTATAATTGTAGAGCTAGATGTGTTAGTTGCGATTGCAGAAACAGCTCCAGCAATATTTGTTTGAATAGTGTTTGGAGATTTGTAAGCCAGTAAAATAAGGTCGTCTGAAGCTGTTATTAATCTTGACCTCACTCCGTTGTGAGTTTCCCAAAGTTGCCCATTCTCATCACGCTCAATTGCTCCGTTAACAGGAGTGGTTACTAATGTTTTGCTTGGAATTACTAAATATGGAAGAGTTAATATACCGTTTTGATCAAATTTTGAAGTCGTGATACTATTTTTTCTAAAAACTAATAAATCTCCAGTAGCATATGAGCCAGTACTATTTAAAACTTGAGCAATACCAGAATTTACAGAGTCTACAACTATTCCATCAGATACAGTGCTTGTTAATACATAAATGCCTTTACTGCCTAATGCGCCATCAGCTGTAACGTTAATTCCCTTGTCAATTTCATTTGATCCAATTCTAATTAATAGCCTTCCATTTTGATCAAACCGTGTTTTTATTACATTATTTTTTAGTAACTGCAAAAGATCACCTGTTGATTCTGTTAGACTATTTAAAACTTGCAAAACTCCTTCTCCATGATTTGAGCCGAAAGACCCAACTCCATTTTTATAATTATAATGTCTTTGTCCTATACCATTTTGAATGTTTATAAGCTCAAAAACCTTACTTCCTGGACCAGCTTCGTTAGATAAACTTAAACCAGCCACGTCTGTTGTTCCTGAATTAGTAGCGGTTTTAACTCCAGTAAAAGTTTCATTTCCTGTTTTATGTAGAACTGTGTTCTCAACCCACTTCCACCAATTAAATAATTTTGAACGACTAACAACTTTGTTATCTTCTGCAACTGCCGATGAAATTTGAGTTTCGACATCTGTAGCAATTGTTGCGGTTAACTTAATTTGATTAAGTTTTTTACCCATTTCGGCTGTTAATGCTTTTGCAGTTCCACCTGTCGTAAGGTCATTTATCAAAATGTTGCTTAATGAAAGCTGGATTTCCTCAATATAATTTACAATTTTCTGAACAGTATTTAAATTAGCATTATCAGACGCAAGTAAATTTTTAATCTCGTCGATTTGTTTTTTTAAAACCACTCCCTGTTGAGCACTTAATAAAGAGGTTTTGCTATCTGTAACTAGGTCATTTACTATAGCAAGATATTGAGCTGTAATTTTAGAAAATTCATCTAATGGCGCATATCCGTTTGCAATTCCCTTACTGGTTTTATCTTCTTTAGTCGCAAATAATTCATTATGAGCATTTGCATTGGTTGTATGATTGTCTAATTCCGATTTTTCAGCTTTTGCATCAAGTACTGTTTCAAGGTTTTCAATATCTTGAATAGGCACATTTTCATTTTTATGTCTAAAGGAATCCCAAGTATCCCAAAATTGTTCCTGAGTAGGCTTTAGACCGGTTTTAAACCATTTTTTTATCGTGTTTAATGTTTGAATTGGCATGTTGTTTTGTTTTTAATGAAATTTTTAAAGAAACAGTTTTCATCTAAAGCACAATTAAATGAAGGTATAGGACAAGAATAATCTTTGTCGGGAATTTTAGGCATTTTCCGTATGCCTATTGAAAATAAAAAATCCATAACGGCTATTTTAAGTTGATTAATAATAAAAGGCGAGTGGTATTTTTTATAAAATCAAAGGAAGACACAATTGCAATGAGGTAAAAAAATGCATTGTTGGTATTTGTTTTTTCGGAAGAGACAAAAGTAGGAAAAGGAATATGTTTTTAGTTAAAAAAAGCTAAGCGTTTTCAGTAGTTTCAGTAAAAAGAAAACCTGCTGAAACTACTGAATTCAAAGGTGTTGTAATTTTTAAAACATAAATGATGAGCGTACTTTTGTCTCCAGAAAAAACGTTTCATTATGAATAAAAATACAGTTCACAATTTCAATATTTTAATAAAAAATAGTACTCCTTTAGAAAGCTCCGAAGGGTTAACGAAAAATTTTATAAACGAATTTGCTGCCGTTTCAAAAGAAATAAACGAGCAAAAAGATATTGTACAAGTTTGGCAGGAGCAAAATGCTTCAAATAATGTCATGAGCAATACTTTAGACTCGGCTGGAGAAGGCGTTTTCGATAATAACGCTGCAATTAAAACAGCTCCATCGTTTAACAATACTTCTTCAGCTTCGGAGTCAAATTTGTTTACTGCATCAACAATTAATGCTTCAATCGGAGGAGGCGCTTTTGATAGTACTGAAAGTACAAGTATGAGTTCTTTTGGATCAACTGGCAATACTCTTCCGGTTTCAGAAGCAGAAAATACAGTTTTAAGCAATGCATTCAGTCAGATTTACGAAAGTATAGATTCAAAACAAATGCTGATAGTACCACAAATGTTTCAATCAAATAGCAATGAGCCGTCGGTAGAACTTATCAAAGCCGAAATCAAAAAGAAATTAGATCAGGCAATTAAAGAAAATAATCCTGAAACTATTCAATATTGGGCACGTATTAACAAAGCTTTTGATGATGAGAAGACGACAGTAGCAGATTTCGTAAATAAACCAAACGAAATGCTGTTTACTGAAATGTATAATGCTTTGAAACAATTGACGGCGACATCTGCTGAAGTTCAGAACTTTAATTGGAATGTGGTACGCGAAAAGATGATTAAGGCAATAGATGCCAACATTCTCAAAGGGTCTATTTCTAAAACCGCTAAAAATCGTTGGGAAGCAATCAAAAAACTATTGGGCGATGATAAAACGAACGTTGCAAATCTTTTTGAGCGATACGATGAATTATTTTTATTATTGAAAGAAGTTGAAGGACTTGAAGCTTTGCCAAATAGCATTACTATAACTACTAAAACTAAAATATATCCTAATCTAAGTGCCGACAGACTATATGCTTCTATTGGCAAAGAAGATGTTTATGTATTCCTTAAGCAAGTCAGCGAAACTGATTTTGACGGAAGTGGCGTAAATAAAGGAGCGGTTAAAATTAAGAATACTAACACCGCCTCGTTTATTGTTGGAGAAAGTCTGGAATTTTTTGTTGATGAAGCTTTTATAAATGAAAAAGTGAATCCAAAGGAAAATATTAATTGGATAGTTTATAAAGATAAAAATACCGAGAGTATCTTTAAAAATGAAGGAACTTCTTTTAGTTACAATTTTGACACACCTGGAACATATAGAATCGATGCATACGGAAAAAATCATACTGTAAAACAGAGCAAAAAATCAAGCTCAGCTACTTTCATAGAATTAAAAGTAGTAGCGCAAGATATTGTAATTACGCCTCCTATAAATGCAAAAACTGAATTTATAAGGTCTTTTGCTGAAGAAAAAACATTTAAGGTTTCGCTAAAAAATAGTTCAGTAAAAACATTAAATCCGATAAAATTATATTATCAGATTGAAACGCCACTAAATGGTAAAACAAGTAAAATTTTAGAAGAGCAAGAATTAGACTCAACTGGTATTATTAAACTTGCGATGCCAGATTTGGGAACATATAAAATTAAAGCATTTAGTAAAGATCAATACGGATTATTTAAAGAATTTAAAACCTCGGTAATTAAAAATGAAGTTAGCAGTATTGGTCTAGTTGAAAAAAGCTCTGGAAGTAATGTATTCTTGTTAGGAATTGTAAACAGGAAGTTGACCTTAGAAGCCAAAACTTTCAAAATAAATCCTCCTACAGACGATGAGAAAGAAGATGTGCGATGGATGATTTATGATTCTAGTGGTAAACCTTATTTAACTTCAGGTACTGATCTATTTATAAATAAAAAAGACTCTCAAAGAAATTATATTCATAAATGGAAAGAATTTACGATGACACTTCCGCAGAAGGCAGGTCATTATACAGTAGAGGCTTTTAGTGATCGTCAAAAAGGGGATAAATCAGGGGCTATTTTCAACTTGGAAATGAAACAGCCTGAAATAACCGAAGCATATTGGTCATGGAGCGGAGGAAGTAAAAAAACAATTTCGGGTCTTTTAGAAAGCAATTGGATAAACGCCAACATTCCACATTATAATAATCAAACAGTCAGAATCTATTTTTATTTGGGCAGTGCTAAAACAAACCATTATATTGACGTAAAAACAAACAGTAAAGGTGAAATTTTTGAAGAGGTAAAATTTGACGCCACTTTTCAAAAAGCAATTGGATTGGGAAGAAAGAAAAATGCCAAAATTGGTTTTAAACTCTTAGGAATCCAGAATAGTAAACCATATCCATTTAAGTCGCCAGCGAATTATGATGCTAATACAACTTTGTCTCTTACAGCAGATAAAAAAGTGCTCGATGTTTACTTTACTTACGATGGCAACAGAGTAACACCAGAAGATGAGGTTCCATTTGGTAAAAAAGGTGCAATTGTGACAATAGTTGCCAAAACCCAAAATATGGTTGGAGAAGAAGTTACATTGACTGCTCATAAAGTAAGCGAAAAACCATCTTTTGCAGGTAAAGCAACAGTAAACTCAGAAGGGGTTGCCACAATCAGTTTCCTTTTAAAGAATCTTGATAAAAAACTCAAGCTAGGATCAAAAATAAATTATTATGCAGGTGTTGACGGGTATTCTACAAAGCATTTGGTTAATAAGGTGTTGGTTATGATTGTGGGGGAAGGGAAGAAGAGTAAAAAGAAACCGGAAATTATTTTTCCATTATTAGAAAAACCAACAAATGATACTAATTTGCAATGGGGGAAAAATTACAATTGGCAGGATGATGATGGACATAATCAAGCAACTTTTGATTCTTTTAGAGATCATGGCAGAAGGAAGCATGCGGCTAGAGATTTGTATACAGAACCTAAAGCTTTAGTCATTGCTATTGCTAATGGAGAGGTATTAGAAACGAGATATTTCTATGCAGGGACACACCAAGTAACAGTTTTACATAAATTGAAAGATGGAAGAAAATTTATTGCTAGATATGGAGAGTTAGATCCTAATAGTATTGAAGTAAAGAAAGGGGATCAAGTTAAACAAGGGAAAGTACTTGGAAAGACTGGAAAGTTACTAGGGAAAAGTGTTATAAGTGGATATGACATATATATGCTGCATTTTGAAATTTTTTCAGCCGAAAAAGAAGAAAATATTAATAATCCTTTGACAAATAAGGTTAATGGCTCACCTTTTCAACGCAGAAAAGATTTATTAGATTCAATTGACATATTACTGGAAGGGTATAAAAACACATTTGAAGCTGACAAAGGAGATCGAAAGGATATAAAGTTGCTAAATATAAGCGATAAAGGTAAAGATTTTATAAAGAATTGGGAATCGTACAAAAGAAAAATGTATGATAATGATGGAGATTTAAATAGTGATGGAAACTGCACGATAGGTTATGGACATTTAATACATCTGGGTAAATGTGATGGTAGTTCTTCAGAAGAAGAATTTAAAGAAGGAATTTCGGAAAATGAGGCTAGTAAGTTATTTGATAAAGATGTTTTAAGATTTGAAAAAGTAATAAAAAATAAAATAAAAGTTCCTCTTTATCAAAATGAATATGATGCGTTGGTTAGTTATGTTTACAATATTGGCCCAGCTTTCAAAGCTCCCAATTTAATAAAATATCTGAATTCTAAAAATTACGCATTAGCTGTTAATGAAATTGAAACTGGTGCTCAAAACGTCAAAAGGAGAAAACAAGAAAGAGCAATGTTCTCAGAAGGAGTTTACAACTCATCTCATTAA